CTGAACTATGGTTCAATTGAGTCATGAAGAAATCCGAAGCCATCAATATCCTCGGCGGAAATATATCCGCAGCTGCTAAAGCTATTGGGGTGTCTTATCAGGCGGTCGCAAAGTGGCCTGACCCACTTTCCCCCCGGATTGTTGATCGAGTCATTGCAGCTCAGGCGCGCATGATGCGCAGCAGCCGCCGCAAACCAACCCTCAAAGAGCCCACCCATGCCTAACTCAATGCACCGTCACACACGGCGCAATACCTCTTTGCGCCTGCCACACGATCACCGCGTACACGCCGGTTATGTGGCCGTCTGTCGGATCGTCAAAGCACTGGTACGCCAGGCGCACGGCTTCATCGAAAAGTCTTTCGTGATTCATGGGGGCAGTGTGGCGGCGTTGCGGCGTGGGGTCCATTCGTATTTTCCGGTGGGCTTCGATGCAAAAAATTTTGCCATTTTCCGTACCGGAAACTACAGGAAATTCTCATGACGCTACATTCGCCTACCCAGTTGACCATCGACTTTACGCCGGGATTAACGGAGCGTCACGACAGCCTGTTGGAGTGCATCCGTCAAGGCGCATACAGCCATCGTAACCCGCTAAAAACTATTGCGGCTGACATGGACATGAGCCAGTCGGAGCTGTCTCGCAAGCTCAGCAACAACCCCGACGATCCGCGCAAGCTTTCTGTTGGAGACATGGAGAGATATATCCAGGCCACGGGCGACACCACACCCATCTACTGGCTGATCGAGAAGTATCTGCAGGATGACGGCATCAAGCAAAAACACGCCATGGCGGCGCTGACTAAGGCCATGCCAGACATATTGGCGCTGTTTAAAGCCGCTCAAGGGGCTGCGTAATGGAAAAGCAGGTCTTCAACCTCGTCAGCCCGCTGGTGCGCAGAAACGCGGCCCATGCCATTGCTAACGTACCCGACGGCTACAGATGCGAATTGCGCCCACGCACCCGCACGCTTGACCAAAACTCTTTGCTATGGAGTTGCCTGAATGATCTGGCCCGCCAAGTCGAATGGCCCATCAACGGCAAGCAAGAGCGCCTATCGCCACACGATTGGAAAGACATCATGACCGCCAGCCTATGGCAAGAGAATCGTGTCGCCATGGGCGTTCGCGGCGGGTTTGTGATGTTGGGCCGTCGCACCTCGACCATGAGCGTGCGGGCCATGACGGAGCTGGTCGACTTTATTCATGCGTTTGGTGATGACCATGGCGTGCAGTGGTCACCAACGAGCTTGGGGCGTGATCTATGACGGCCTGGAACTCCACCTTCAAGACCCCCGGCCAGCCGCTCAAGCGTAGCCCTATGACGCGCAGATCGTCGCGTAAGACCGCAACAAAGCAGGAGCGTAACTATATGAGCGCTCAAGCTGATGCTGGCTGCATCCTGTGCCGGTTTCTGGGCCTGGGCGACACGCCTGCCGAAATTCACCATCTACGCGACGGCGTGGGGTCGGGGCAACGCAATAGCAATCTGCTGACGATCCCATTGTGCCCCGAGCACCATCGGGGCAATACCGGCTTTCACGGCATGGGCCGCCGCGCCTTTGAGCGTGAGTACGGGGTCACTGAAATGGACCTGTGGGCGATGGCCCAAAAACAAAACCCGGCAACTCTGGCAGGAGTTCCGGGCCTTCAATCGCACCTTGAGTAAGGAGTGTGCAAATGACTTTGACTCAAATTGTACCAACATCAAGCCTAAATGCAATGCCCTTAGTGCCGGGTCCTGGCATGAGCATGACCAGCGTCGAAATCGCTGATCTGGTCGAATCTCGGCACGATAACGTGCGTGTTGCCATTCAGAGGCTGGCAGAAAAGGGCGTAATCACTTTACCTGCAATGCAGGAAAAGCCAACAGCAGGCCGCCCGACGCAGGTGTATGTATTCGCGGGCGAGCAAGGTAAGCGCGACAGCATAATCGTCGTCGCTCAGTTGTCGCCTGAGTTCACCGCACGCCTGGTTGACCGTTGGCAGGAACTAGAAGCCAAGCAGGCTGTAGCGCTACCCAACTTTGCAAACCCTGCTGACGCAGCACGCGCATGGGCGGAGCAATACGAGGCTCGCCAGATCGCTGAGCGCACCAAGGCTGAGATTGGATCGCGCCGCGAAGCCACAGCGATGAACACAGCCAGCCAAGCCGTAAAGCACGCAAACAAGCTTGAGATCGAACTGGACCGCTCCAAGCAGTACGCCACCGTCAAGCGCATGGAAATGCTGTACCAGGGCGTCAAATTCAATTGGAGGCTGCTTAAAAGCACATCCATTCAGATGGACATGCCGCCCATCGATGTGTTCGACCAGAACTACGGAACCGTTAAGGCCTATCACGCAGATGTTTGGCGCGAGTCTTATGCTCTCGAAATAGAGGTGTCGTAATGGCTGGAGAATGGCTCAAATTCGATGCCAGCACTCCCGATAAGCCGGAGGTGCTAGCTATAACGGTCGCCATGGGTTGGGACGACCCCGATCTTACGGTCGGAAAGTTGCTCCGTATGTGGCGGTGGTTCGATCAGCAGACCATTGACGGTAACGCTGCTGGCGTTACCCCATCGTTACTAGACCGTTTGCTTGGCGTTAGCGGATTGTGCGCGGCAATGGAGTCTGTTGGTTGGTTGGAGGTCTATGACGGCGGAATCATCTTGCCGAACTTTGATCGGCATAACGGAAAGACTGCAAAAAACCGGGCTTTGACCGCAAAAAGGGTGGCAATCCATAAAACTAACGCCGATGGTAACGCAAAAGGTAACGCTCCAATCGTTAGTGCAGCGTTACCTAGAGAAGAGAAGAGAAGAGAAGAGAAGAATAAAGAAGAAAAAACAAAGCAAAAAAGCCCACCCGCTGCGCGGGCCGCTTCGCTTTCTGTTCCTGATCTGGTGGATATGGGTGTTGATGCCCAGGTTGCAGACGAGTTCCTTGCTATCCGAAAAAAGAAACGATCCCCACTGACGCCCCTGGCCCTTGAAGGCATACGCCGGGAGGCTGGCCGGGCCGGCATGACGCTGGGCGACGCGCTGCGCAAATGCGTCGAGCGTGGCTGGCAGGGCTTTGAGGCCGGATGGGTGAAGAACGAAAAACCAGGAGCATCACGACATGGAAACTTTGCAAGCCAGGACTACCGCGCCGGGGTTGGTGCGGATGGGAGTTTCTGACATGGAAACCAGAGAACGCGGTTGCGATTACCACCCGAATTACATGTCATCTCTAATCGCCGGGCGATGGTCGGAATGCCCGAAATGCGTACAGGAGAAAATCGATTACGAGATGTCCGAGGCCGGCAAGAAGGCCGCCGCAGATAGGCTGGCTGCGCAATCAGAATACTTGCTGAAGAAAGCGGCCATCCCGCCAAGGTTTTCTGATCGAACACTGGAGACCTTTATTGCCAACAATGAGGGCCAGCAAAAGGCGCTAGGCACGGCTCACGCCTACGTCAACGACTTCACCAAAACGAGTGGGCAAAGCCTGATCCTGTGCGGTGGCGTCGGAGCGGGGAAAACTCACATTGCTGTCGGTATTGCGCACGAACTGATTGCCCGTCAGTGTCAATGCATTTTCACCTCTGTAATCGGCGCAGTCAGGAGCGTGAAGGAAACGTACAACAGGAGCAGTGAGATCACCGAGCGCGAAGCCATCGACAACTTAATCAAACCTGATCTGCTAATCCTCGATGAGGTGGGTGTTCAGTTTGGCAGCGACACCGAAAAGCTGATCTTGTTCGAGATCATCAACGGCAGGTACGAGAATCGAAAATCGACCATCGTAATCAGCAATTTGGCGATGACTGCACTTGCTGAATACCTGGGCGAGCGTGTGGTTGACCGGTTGCGCGAGGATGGCGGCAAGCTTGTCGTGTTCGACTGGCCAAGCCACCGGAGGCAGGCAGCATGATCCCCGCCGAACTGCAATTCAACTGCACACACTCGCCCTACTACCAAAAGGGCTGCATCGCCTGCAATGCCCGCTACGTCATATTCCTGCGCCCAAGCCGTGAGAAGCAAGACAAGTTTCTGTCCGGGCTATCGGATAGGGATCGGGCGCAGACGCTGGAAATACTGAAGGGGCAAAAAGATGCAGCTTGACCGCCTAACCATCATCCTGCCGTGGCCCGACACTTCCCTCATGCCAAACCGCAAGAACGGCAAGCATTGGGGAGGGAGTGAATGAAATCATGGGGCGAAGAGAGGGTGTCCAGGTTGGTTGAGTTGAGTGCCAAACACACCTACGAAGAAATTGGGGTGATTCTAGGCTGCAGCGCTGCCGCTGTCAGAAACAAGCTTTGGCGGCTGGGTGTGCGGAAAAAGGCCCAGGAGTGGACGCCGGAAGAAGAGTCGTTGCTTGTGTCTGCGTACCAAAGCAGCGGCGTCGCGGAAGAAATAGGCCTAACTGGCCTGGCAGCGTCTTTAGGGCGACACAAAACCAATGTGTGCAGAAAGGCGCGGGAGCTCGGGCTCACGAACCAGAAAAGGCGAATGGTGGCGACCCCAAAAATCAGGAAGCCAAAGTTCGACAACGATCAAGATCGCAGGGCGCACGTAACGAAGGCGCTTAAAGATCATTTTGCGACCAAGGGGCATCCGAAAGGGTTTCTTGGCGGCAAGCATACCGAAGAAACAAGAATGAAGATTAGCGAAAAATCCCTAGCGTTCGCAGGAAGAGAGACGGACGAACAGAAAGCATCCCGAATACTAAAGGCAGGCCGCACCAGGGCCGAGAACGGAACGCTATATCCCTCAAGGCCTGGGGCTACATGGAAAGCAGCCTGGCGTGAGATTGGCGGGGCTAGGAAGTACTACCGATCTAAATGGGAAGCCAATTATGCGCACTACCTGCAATGGCTGAAGGATAGAGGGGAGATACGTGACTGGAAGCATGAGCCCAAAACGTTTTGGTTTGAGGGCATCAGGCGGGGCACGAACAGCTATCTGCCGGATTTTTGGGTGCAGGAGAACAGCGGGGCGGAGGCATACCACGAGGTCAAGGGCTGGATGGACGATCGCAGCAAGACCAAGATTCGCAGGATGGCGAAGTATCACCCTAACGTGAAGCTGATCGTCATCGACACGAAGGCGTACGCGGCCCTAAAGAGGGCGGTCCAGTCGCTTATTCCAGGGTGGGAGCCATGAAGCCAAAGGCAAGGCTAGAGGGTGGGGTGTGGCTTGTGTGGTGCGAGAACATTGGCCCAAGCCCGAGGCGTAAGTTTATCGACGCATACCGAGCATGGGAGCGCAGGCATTCAGCGCTGGACACAAAAAAACAAGGATTTGTAAAAGTGGAGATAGGGCTATGACCAACAACGAACTCAAGCAAGCAGTAGCAGACAAACTCGCAGACCTCACTGGCGAATGGGTAAACAGACACTTATCCATGCACGATCTATGCAAAAAGGTCGAGGCGGCAACAGGCCAGCGTAAGGGCTACCGACAGAATCAATACGATTTCCTGTTTGCCTTTACTGGGGCCAAGCGCGAATACGGCCCAGCCAAGTGGATACCGCCGTTCAGGCCGATCTCAACACTTCGCCATCCCCGCGCCGACGAGATAGACCGGCTGCCCGTGCCGATATCAATGGCTGGCATTGGGAATGGCGGGGACAGCGGCATGGGGAGGGGAAGGTGATGCGGATCGAGACACGATACATTCCCCGGCGCAGCCTTCGCTCGTTCCGACTCTGGCTTGCGCATGTCGGCGCGATGAAGACGTTTGTTGCTGGCCCCATGCTGCTTCTTCGATTCTGCGGGCTCAGCATCAACATTTACCCGTGGGGCAAGTCGGATAAGCAATTGCGCCAGGAGCGGGACAGCAAAAGCCCCGTGTATGACCCAAAGCAATTCAGGAGGCGCTAATGCCCATCGTTGAGTTCGCAACCGTGGCGTATGCGGCGTATCTGTGCTGGTGGAGGTGACCTATGAAGATGAGATACCGCAGAAAGCTGATTGTGTACCGCCCGTTACGCCGCACCTGGATGACTCTCACAGGTCCGATCCCGCATCTTTTGCGGAACCTCGATACATCACTGAAGGCGCTGGCGAAAAGACTGGGAATGGAACCCATGCCACCAAAAAACGGACAGCTATGGTTTGACCCAGCGAGGGGTCTATTGATGCGGTATAGCGGCTCCGAGAAAAGATGGGTAGAGGTCGGGAATGACCTGGGCTGAGAAGTGGGAGCGAATGGACCCATGCTCTGTGCTGGAGCGCAAGCAGGCCCAGCAGCAACGCCAGCACGCCAAAACCCGCCAGGGCAAGCAGGAACGGGCCAGGGCAGGGATAGAGCAGTTATTCAAAGGGGAAGATGATATGGGCCGAAAGCTAGAGATAGCGCCGCACATAACCACGGCGTTGCATCAATGGGGTGAATGGGCAAACCGAAAACAGTTTTGGGCCAATCTGAACGTAACCCCATTCTGCAAGCTGGTTGGCATTGGGGCTGGCCGCGAGTTGCCAGAGGTGCGGCTAGACCCGCAAAGCATGGCCGTCCATAGGGCATTTCATCGCATGCAGTGCGAGATCACACGGATCGTACTGGTGGGCTATTACGTGGGTGGGCTCAGTTGGGATGATCGCCAGAGTCTGTACAAGGACAAATACGGCGTGTCGCGCAACGAGTTCTATGAAATACTCAAACGTGGCAGTATCGCCCTATTTAATGCCGCCAAACTGTGACTTTGCATTGCAAAAACTATTATGGCGGTTTATAATGATATTCAGATAGAGTGCAGTAATTGCCTCTGTGAAGCCCGTAAGCCTAACCGCTGCGGGCTTTTTTCATTCCCCCGCTGTTCTCCTCCTGCTGCCTAACCGCAGCCTTTCCGGCCCGCCTGAGTCTTAACGATTCGGCGGGCGTTTCTTTTTGGCGCTTGATATGCCAGATAACGACGACTGCGAAGAGATAGACGAGCCAACGCCCGAGGAAATCGCAAAGCAATACGTGGCAGAGCATGGGCGGGTAGAGGAAGAGGATGGCGAGTAATCAGATCACACTCAAGCTGACCGTTGCGTGGTGGCTGCGCTACTACCTGTACGGCGTCGTGCTCATGTGCTGGATGACAGGATGCGAGCCAAGGCCAGACAGGTTGGGGTATTGGGTAGCGAAAGGCGTGAGGGTGAGGCATGAACGAGCGGGTGCCAAGCTGGCGCGGCGATAAGCGGTCAGCACATGAACGCGGATACACAGCGGCATGGAGAAGGGCCAGGGACAGATACCTGCAAGCCAACCCGCTTTGCGTGTACTGCAAAGAGGATGGCCGGGTAGAGGCGGCTACTGTGGTCAACCACATCATCCCGCACAAGGGCGACCAAACGCTATTTTGGGATCAATCCAATTGGGCTGCGGTATGCAAGACGCACCATGACAGCACGATAGCCAGAGAGGAAGCGCGAGGGGTGAGGATCGGAGGGGACGTGACAGGCCAGCCGATCGACCCAGCGCACCACTGGAACCAATGATCGGTCATAGTTTTAGTCTATGAAAGGGGTGGGGGCCATAGTAAGTCTAGATCCTTTCCCTTCTGAGACCGCCGCCCAAGTCTTCATTCAACGCTAACCGAAAATAAACCATGAAACGAGTCAGATCAGACAGTGCGACTGCTGCGGTAAAGGCCGCCCAGGCCGTTGCTGCTGGCCCGATATCGCCGCCCGATTACATTACTTTGCGCGAAGGTGACCGCCCGTTTTGGGACGCCATCGTTACCGCGCGCGCGAGAGACACTTGGAACAATTCCGACCTTGAGAACGCCGCGAACCTTGCCCGCTGCAAGGCTGACATTGAACGCTTGCAAGGTGAGATCGACATTGAGGGCGACACGCTCAAGAATGATCGCGGGACGATGGTTGTCAATCCCAAACATAGCTTGCTGGAAACCCTAACACGCCGCGCAATGGCCTTATCTCGAATGCTCCATGTCCACGCCGAAGCCACTGTCGGCAAGAGCGAGGATGCCGCCAAGGCGCTGAAGAACGAGAAGGACGCCAAGAAGGCCAGCGAACAGGTTGAGGATACGCTGATACCGGGGCTTCGGGCTGTTAAGTAGTGGCAACGAAGCTGAGCAGGGGCGATAAGGTCTGCGCCTTCATCGAAAGATACTGCGTTGCGCCGGAAGGCGAGCATGTCGGCCAGCCTATCAAGCTGGCTCCGTTTCAGAAGAAGTTCATCAAGGCGGTTTACGACAACAAGCACGGAACACGCCGCGCTTACTTGTCTATTGCCCGCAAGAATGGCAAATCGGCCCTTGTTGCCGGTATCTTGTTGGCTCATCTTGTCGGGCCAGAGGCGCAGCTAAACAGCCAGATCGTAAGTGGGGCGCAGTCCCGCGATCAGGCAGCGCTGGTGTTCAATCTGGCCGCAAAGATGGTGCAGTTATCCCCGGAGCTGTCCGGCATTGTCCGTATCGTGCCTTCTGGCAAGCGCCTTATTGGCCTGCCTTTGAACGTAGAGTATCGGGCGCTGGCTGCTGACGGCACTACCGCGCACGGCCTGTCGCCCATCCTGGCGATACTGGACGAAACCGGGCAGGTAAGAGGCCCGCAGAACGATTTTGTAGACGCAATCACTACCGCACAGGGCGCCCACAAAGCGCCCTTGCTTTTGGTGATTAGCACGCAAGCGGCGAACGATGCCGATTTATTGAGCCAATGGATAGACGACGCGGAGAAATCGAAAGACCCGCGCATCGTTAGTCATGTGTACGCAGCAAAGCCCGGCGCCGATGTACTGGATAAGACGGCATGGAAGGCGGCAAACCCGGCATTGGGGATATTTCGCAGCCTTGAGGATTTGGAAGAGCAGGCCAGGCAGGCCGCCCGGATGCCATCGGCAGAAAACACGTTTCGCAACCTGATACTGAACCAGCGCGTCTCAACCGTAACCCCATTCATCAGCAAAAACGTATGGGATGCCAACTCAGGCCGCGTCGTTGACTTTGGCGACACGAAAGTATGGGCCGGCCTGGACTTATCGGCCCGCACTGACCTTACTGCCCTGGTGATTATCGGCAAGATTGCCGGGGTATGGCATGTTGTGCCGCACTTCTGGACGCCTGAATCCGGCCTTTATGACCGGGCCAAGCGTGACAGGCAGCCGTATGACGTATGGGCCAAGCAGGATTACCTGCATACCACGCCAGGCGCAACGGTTGATTACGAGTTCGTGGCGCAGGACATGGCCGCGATCCTGTCCGAATTGAACGTGCAGGCCATTGCGTATGACCGCTGGCGCATCACGTTGCTGCAAAAGGAATTTGACACGCTCGGCATTGACCTACCGCTGACCGAATGCGGCCAGGGCTTCAAGGACATGAGCCCGGCTATCGACGCACTGGAATCCGAGCTACTGAACGGGCGCATTGCTCACGGCAACCATCCGGTGCTGACGATGTGCGCGGCCAATGCTGTGATATCCAAGGACGCGGCAGGTAATCGAAAGCTGGACAAACACAAGGCAACCGGCCGTATTGACGGCATGGTTGCTATGGCGATGGCGTTCTTTGCGGCTGGCGGCGAGCCGGAAGACGGTCCTAAAGCAATCAAACAAGGCTTCGTGGTGATCGACTGATGCTTAAAACACTATTTGGTAAGCGCGACCCGTCGCCCGAGCGCACAGAGCCGACTATCGGCAATGTCGTCGAGGGCGAAACGGTCATTTCGTCAGACTCGATCAAGATGTTCGAGCTATTTGGCGACCCGACGACCTCTGCCGGCGCTGTGGTGAACGACAAGACGGCTATGCGCGTGTCTGCCGTGTACGCCAGCGTAAACCTTATTGCCGGGTCCATCGCACAGCTACCGCTGCCCGTTTACGAGCGCGTCGGAGAAACGCGGGTCAGGGCCGACCATGATTACTGGTGGATACTGAACGAGCAGTTTAGCCAAGCATGGCCGTCTGCTGCTGGGTGGGAATTTCTGATAGGCCAGATGCTGCTGCGCGGCGATGGCATTGCATACATCACGCGCAACCGGGCCGGTTACATGACGGGCCTTATCCCCTGGTATCGATCCAAGGTTGATATCTTTGTGCAGGATCGCACAAGCCCACGCGACCCCAAGCGGCTCGGCTATCGCTTTTGGGATGACGAGAAAGGCTACTTCGCCGTCGATCAGGATGATGTGCTGCATATCCCCGGCTTCGGATTTAACGGCGAATGTTCCATGTCCGTTATCCAGTGGGGCGCCCGCAACGGTATCGGCATTGCCATTCAAGGCGACGATCACGCTGGCCGGTTCTTCAGCGAAGGCGGCAAGCCAGAGGTAGCCATCCGAGCGCCTGCGGAAATGACCCTAGACCAACAAGAGGACTTTCGCGCCGCTTGGGTAGCCAAGTACGGCGGCAACTCTGGAAACCGCAAGATACCGCTGATTCTGACCGAGGGGCTAGACGTAAAAGAACTCACCATGTCGGCGGTTGACCAGCAATTGCTGGAATCGCGCCAATGGCAGGTAATCGACATAGCCCGCGCCTTTGGGGTTCCCCCCCACATGATAGGCGAGACAACCAAATCGACTAGCTGGGGCAGCGGCATCGAGCAAATGGGTATCGGCTTTGTTAAGTACACGCTCGGGCCGCACCTTAAACGCTGCAAAGACGAGCTTAACCGAAAACTCTTTCGCACCGCCCGGTACTTTGTGGAACATAACGTTGATGGTTTGATGGCTGGCGACTCCAAAGCGCAAGGCGAATACTTCGGCAAGGCGCTAGGCGGGCCGGGCGCTCAAGGCTGGATGACCATTAACGAAGTGCGGCGCCTAAAGAACCTGCCCCCCATCGAGGGTGGTGACTCTATTTATCGGCCAACTGAAGAGGCCAAAGGAAACGACGATGAAGATTCCGAAGCTGATGCAATTAGCGCGTGATAACGCGGCTGGCTCAAAGCCCATCAAGGCAGAATCGGCTGGCGCCGAGGCAACTATCTACCTGCATGGCGTTATCGGCGGCTGGTGGGGCGACATTGACGAGACAGAGTTTGCAAAGACGCTGGCCGGCATTGACGCTGACACCATTCACTTACGCATTGATTCGCCTGGGGGCGATGTATTCGCCGCCCGCGCCATGATGACCGCGATCAGCCAGCACAAGGCCAAGGTTATCGCTCATGTAGACGGCTTGGCCGCTTCTGCCGCAACCGGCATTTGCATGGCTTGCGACGAGGTGGAAATCACGCAGGGCGCAGGTTTCATGATCCATAACGCCTGGACGATTGCTATCGGCAACAAGGCCGACATGGGCAAGACAAGCGAGTTGCTTGGCAAGATCGACGCCGGCCTGTCTGACGATTACGCCAAGCGCACGGGACAGAAATCCGAGCAAATCACCTCATGGATGGATGAAGAAACATGGTTTACCGCCGATGAAGCGGTCGAGCATGGCTTTGCCGACCGCGCTGTAGAGGTGGTTGGCAAGAAGTCGAACAAATGGAACCTTGCTGCTTACGAGAATGCGCCCACGGCGCTCACGAAACAGCCAGCCGACGACATTGATGTATCGGCGGCACGAAACGAACTTGAGCGGCGATTCTCGCTACTTGAGCCAGTACCTGCGTAAGCGGCTCCCGCCCGCAGTTCTTTCCGCCACCTTCGGGTGGCTTTTTTATTGGAGCTATCCAAATGGCATTTAATCTGCAAGCAGAGCGGGAGCGTCGTAACGCGCTGGCGAAGGACACCCGCAACCTTCTCGATCAGAACCCAGGCGCAACCTGGAATGACGAGCACCAAGCCAAGTACGACGAGAATACCGCCGAGATCGAGCGAATCGACGCGGCCATTTCCCGCCATCAAACAGTGCTTGACCTAACCGCCGAGCGCGACCTGTCCGACATGGGTGGACGTGAGCGCGATCCAAGCGCCACACCAAACGCTGTCAAGCTCTTTGACAAATGGTGCCGTGGTGGCGACAACGCCATTACTGCCGACGAGTGGACGGCGATTCGCAACACCATGTCCACCACTACCGACTCCGAGGGCGGATACACCGTGCCCGAAACGGTAGCGGGCACGATTCTTGACGCCATGAAGTCATACGGCGGCATGCGCTCCGTTGCCGACATCATCCGCACAGCCAGTGGCGAGCAGATGAACTTCCCGACCTCTGACGGAACCTCGGAAGTTGGCGAAATCATCGGCCAAAACGCAAGCGCAACGGACGCTGATGTTTCCTTCGGCACCAAGCCATTGGTTGTGTACAAGTACAGCTCCAAGGTCGTCACCGTGCCTTGGGAATTGCTGCAAGACTCGTCTTCGGATATCGAGGGCTTCGTTCGTGCCCGCCTGCAAACCCGCCTGGGTCGTATCACCAACACGCACTTCACCACAGGCACCGGAACCAACCAGCCTACCGGCCTGATTACCGCTGCGACCGTTGGCAAGACGGGTGCTGTGTCGGCTACTCCGGCAATTACTTACGATGACTTGATCGACCTGGAACACAGCGTTGACCCGGCCTATCGTAGCAATGCTAGCTGGATGTTCCACGACAGCATGCTGCAACTGATCCGCAAAGTGAAAGACACCGAAGGTCGCCCGATCTTCGTGCCCGGATACGAGCAAGGCAACCCTGGCGGCGCTCCTGACCGCTTGCTCAATCGCAACATCACCATCAACCAAGACATGGCCGCGCCTTTGGCGGCTGCTGTCTCGGTGGCGTTTGGCGATTTCAGCTACTACAAGATCCGCGACGTTATGGCTATCACCATGTTCCGCTTCACTGACTCGGCCTACACCAAGAAGGGCCAAGTTGGGTTTATGGCATGGATGCGGTCGGGCGGCAACCTGGTTGACGTTGGCGGCGCAGTCAAGACGTTCAAGCACGGCGCAGCAGCGTAACCCCTGGCGGGCGTCCTTTCGTGGGCGCCTGCCTTTTTCTGGAGCGTAGAACATGGCAACAGCCAAAGAAACAAAAGCGAAGCTCGTTCGCGGCGTCGTGTTGTTCGATTCGTGGGTGGGCAAGCACGATGAAATTGTCGAGTACGACGAAAAGACGGCCAGAGAGATCGAAGCAGCCGGGTATATCGACACGCACCCTAACGCACTGAAGGCAGTCGAATAAATGCTGCATATCAAAACGGCGGCAACTACAGAGCCTGTAACGCTGGCCGAGGCCAAGTTGCACTTGCGCGTAGACATTGACGCCGAAGATGCGCTAATTGGTTCGCTGATTACGGCTGCGCGTGAGCATGTCGAGCTGGTGACGGGCCGCGCTTTGGCCGACGTTAGTTATTCGTGGACGCCAGAGGGTGATCGCACGACGCCGCTACCGATTGTTCCGGCCACGGTTACGACTGACGAGGGCGTGACGCCTATCGAGTTCACTACGGAGCCTGGCGTAGTGCCGGCTGCGCTGCATGCCGCGATCCTACTTCTTCTCGGTGACATGTACGAAAACCGCACAGCCAGCAAAGATAGCCGGCTAGCTGTAAACCCTACCGTGTCGCGGCTGATGTTTCCATACAAGCGAGTGCTGCCGTAATGCAAGCCGGCAAACTAAACCGCCGCGTCACGATCCAGACGCCCAACACGGCCAAGGACGAATACAACGAGCCTATTGGCGGCTGGCTGGACGTAGCGACCGTATGGGCCGACATAAAGATGCTCTCGGGCCTGGAAACGGTCAAGGCAAACGCCGATGTGTCTGTCGTCAAAGCTTCGATCCGCATCCGCTACCGCACCGACATTACCGCTGGCATGCGCGTCCTGTGCGGCGGGCTGGTGTACGACATTCGCGCCGTGATGCCTGATGTGGCCGGCAGAGTCTACACAGACCTTGCGTGCGAGCAGGGAGCGAACGAAGGATGAAAACCAGCATGCAAATGACGGGCCTGCGCGAGCTCGGGGCGGCCATGAAAGAGTTGGATAGCCGCGTACAAAAGCGCATTGCTCGATCTGCTACGGCTGCCGGCGCCCGCGTGATTGCCAATGAGGCGAAGAAGCTCGTCCCGGTCGATACCGGAAACCTAAAGAAGAATATCCGCACGGCGAACCTGAAGCCCAATCAGCCGGGCTTGCAGGAGACGGTAGTTGGCGTGCGGGTGAAGGGTAAGAAGGACGATTCTGCCTACTATTTTCGATTCTTGGAGTTCGGCACGGCTCATATGGCCCCAAGGCCATTCCTACGCCCCGCATTTGAAACTAAAAAGCAAGAGGCGGCGGGGAAGATTAAAGAACAGCTTGCAAAAAGACTGGAAGCAGAAGCCCAGAAAATAGGTAGCGCAACGGTCAGAAACAAGTGAATGCAAAGTATAATAGACGAGCCGCAAGGTGCTACCAACACGCTTGCGGCCCTAACCAAAACCAACTGACAAAGGAGTTGATTATGGCTGAAGTAATTGTACCTGCTGGCCGCGAATGTGCGGGGTGTGGCACATGGAAGCCGTATTCGGAATTCAACAAGAAGGCGAGCGGCAAGGATGGGCACGATTCGCGGTGCATCCCATGCAAAAAGATTTCCAAAAGAGAAGAATACCTGCGCAATCGGGAAAAGAGACTTGCGACAGTGAAGGCGTACCGCGAGGCTAACCCGGAGAAGGCTTCGGAGGCAAAACGTGTCGCGCGGGGAAAGAAAATAGACCAATACAGGGCAAGAGAGAAAGAATACTACGAGAACAATAAAGAAAGGGCAAAGGCTTGGTATCGCGAATATCGCGTCGCGAATATCGAGAGGCTCACTGAAGCGAGCCGAGCATACAAAAAGAAAAATGCGAAGGAACTGTCGCGCAAGCAGTGTGATCGGCAAAGATACGACTTGATGACTAGGTTGCGTAACGACATACGCGGGCGCATCAACATTGCCATTCGGAAAAACGGCTACACAAAGAAATCGCGCACTACAGATATGGTGGGCTGCGACTGGCAGGAATTAAAGAGGCACTTGGAAAAGCAATTTTCCAAAGGAATGAGCTGGGCCAACAGGGGCCAGTGGCATATTGACCACATTGTTCCCCTGGCATCAGCCAAGGACGAGGCGGAACTGTTAAAGCTATGTCATCACACGAACTTGAGGCCTATGTGGGCGCGCGATAACTTGATCAAGGGCTCCTCCATTGAGTATTTACTATGAGCTTAGAAAGCGATCTGATAGCCGCCCTTAACCCGTTGGTGGGCAACCGTGTGCACCTGGCCATCCTGCCGCTGAATGTCACGATGCCCGCCATTCGCCTGTCAGTTATCGCCGTGACGCCAGATAACACGGTGTGCGGCGCATCCGATCTGGACGACTATCGAGTGCAGATTGATGTATTCGGGCCTAACTACGGGGCGCTTGTCGCTCTTCGGCGGCTGGTATTTGACGCAGTTGATGCGGCGTTCCCGCTTGCGATTCGCCTTAACGATATGACGGACTACGACGCCGACTTAAAGCTTCACCGTCGAATAATTGAAGTGCAGATTCCTGCTGAATAACCGGGCTTTGCCCAAAACAACCTAGCCGCCTTTTGGGCGGTTTTTTATTGGAGCTATCGAAATGGCAAAAGGCAAAGTTACCCCTTTCCGGGGATCAAAGCTATTTATACAGTCCGGAGTCTCGATCACGACCGAGGCGGTCACTGCTGTGACTACGACTAACCCCGGCACCATGACCATTACGGGCACCACACTTGTCAAAGGTGACGTGGTGTCCGTTGCGGGCCTGGACGATTTCGATGGCTCGTACGTGGTAGCCAATGTAGCGGTTGATGTGGTGACGTTGGCGGGTGCTGACTGGTCTGGCTACGAAGTCCCGGCCTCCTACGTTGGTGCAACTGCTGCTGTTCACGAGTTCACTAGCAACTTTTGCGAAGTGACGAGCATCAGCAAAACGGGCGGCACGGTAGACCAAAACGAAGTCACCACCATTTGCTCGACCCGCAAGGAGTACGAGGCCGGGCTTGCTGATTCGGGCACCCTGGCGCTGGGCTTTAACTTCGCTCCTGCTGTGAGCGTTCAAGAGCAACTGCTTGAGCATGAAATCTCGGGCGAGAAGTTTTGGGTCAAGTTGGTTCTGCCCCGCAGCCAAGGCACGATGCTCTACTACGGCTCGATCCAGACCGGCATCAACATGGACGGCGCAGTAAATGGCAACTACACCTCGGGCGTGACGATGCAATTGTCCGGCGACTACTACCGCGTTGCGGCATAAGGAGCGGGCATGTCTGCAAAGCAACTGAAAGAAGCCTTCGCCGCATCAGCACCCAAGTCCGCCATTGTCGAGATCGAAGGCATCGGTAAGGTCATGGTGCGCGAGCTCACCCTGGGTGATTTGGATGCCGTCGATTATGACGGCACATCGGACGCTCGGGCAAAGAACGTTGCCCTGGCGCTGTACGACGAAGCGGGCAAGGAGCGCATCTTTGACCCTGAAAACGAAGCGGATGTCGCGATCATCAAGCGCCTGGGTAACCGGATTATCAACAAGCTGACTTCGGCGCTGGCTGACCCAAACTGACACCCCAGCGGGAGTTCATGATTGAGCTCTCCTTGGCGCTGGGGAAAACGCTTGATGAACTGCGACAGATGCCGGAGTCAGATTTTCGGCTCTACCAGCGGTACTACGCCAAGCAGCCATTTGGTAATTGGCGATCGGACTACAACGCGGCGCGTATTGCGCAGTCTATGGCGGGTGGCAAGCTGCAAGACTTGATGCCGTTTTGGTTCGAAGCTGACCCGGAAGAGGCGGCGAACGAGGCGTTTGAAGACCTGTTTGCGGGTGCGGTTCAGATTTGACCGGCCTATAATTCCCGTAACATTTTGAAAAAGGGAGGCGGGCATGAGGTCTTTTGTGGTTATTGCGGTGATTGTGTTGGCAGGGTGTGCGACTGCGCCAACTTGGTACAAGGACGGAGCAACACAGGCAAGCTTCGATGCCGATAAGGCCGAATGCCAGTACGAGGCCATCAAACACGCCGGGAATTACGGTACATCTGTAGGGCAGGGCTACGCTGCTGCTATGCACCGGGACAGCATAATCATGGCTTGCTTGCGACACAAAGGCTACAGCACGACGGCGCCAACATATGCAAAGCAAGAGCCATTCACGCCGGTTGAGTTAAAAGAGGGTTTGCTACCCACGCAATAGTATTTTGGCCTGGCAAAGCCGGGCCGCCAACGGCAATATGGGCGACTCTTCGGGGTCGCCCTTTTCTTTGGAAGATTGATATGGCAGCAGGTGGCGCACTCGGCAGACTCAATGTCATCTTAGGGCTCGACAGCGCAGAATTTACTCGTGGCCTGAACAAATCCGAGTACCAAGCAAAGCAGTCGTTCGAGAAGATGGAGAAGTATGCCGCCCGTGCGGCTACTGCATTCATCGCTGGCGCCGGGATAGCCGCTGCTGGCATGGTGGCCTGGACGCGCAATATCGCAGAAACAGGGAAGGAGCTTGACCGCTTCGCCACGCTAACCAACAGCTCGGCTGAAACCTTCCAGCGCTGGACATATGGCGCCAAGACTGTTGGTATCGAGCAGGAGAAGCTTGCTGACATCCTGAAGGATGTACAGGATCGTGTTGGCGACTTCATCACCACCGGCGGCGGCCCCATGGCCGACTTCTTCGAAAACATCGCGCCGAAAGTTGGCGTGACTGCCGAGCAGTTCCGTAAGCTGTCGGGCCCTGAAGCGCTTGGCCTGTTCGTATCCAGTCTGGAAAAGGCCGGTCTATCGCAAGCCGAAATGACCTTCTACATGGAGGCCATGGCATCGGACAGTACCTTGCTGCTGCCGCTTCTGCGCAACAACGCCAGCGGCATGAAGGCGCTGGGCGATGAGGCCAGCCGCGTTGGCGCGGTGATGCGCGATGAGACGGTCGCAGCGGCCAAGCAGCTCGACCTAGAGCTTAATCGCCTCTTTGGCTCATCTGGCACATTAAATAATGTGCTGGCCGATGCGCTCGTGCCGACGCTTGCGGACGCTGCTGAGCGAACCAATGACTTCTTTGAAATGATGCTCGATGCTGCGGGCGGCACGGACGACATGCACGACGCCGCGACACGACTCGCAGAATTTATTGGGCTTGAGGAGTGGTTTGATAGCGTCGGCATGAGCATAGCCACAACACTCGATGAGCTGTCGTTGCTTTATGACGCCATCAACGTTGTTGTAGGCAGCTTTGAGAACCTGTTTCAGAAATCCCGCGAATGGCTGGCTTATGACGCCGTAGACAAGACCGGCATTGTGGCGCTTGTAAATCCTGATCTCGCAAAGCAGCAAATCAGCGAGTACAACCAAGTGCTGCAAGAGCGCAACGACACCATCGAGAAGAACAACCAGAAGCTGTTTGATCTGCTTGATGGCGACCGGCGCAAATTCCGCAATATGTGGACGGAAAGCGAGGGCAACCCCTTTGATGTGGCGCTTGGCGGTGATGTTCCCGTGCTTGGCACGAACTACATTCGGCCAGCCGGCGGCTCCGGCAAAGGCAGTAAGAAAAAAGACACCCGTAACTACATCGCCTCCGACCTGGACGAAATGCTCATTCGCCTGGGTGCGGCGCCCGAGGCGCTGGACGCATTCGATATCCGTGTCGAGAAAACTTTGGACAAAACCGGCGAGTTCGCCATGGAGGCTGCCCGCAACATTCAGAACTCCCTGGGCGACGGTCTGTACAACATTCTGTCTGGAAACTTCGATGACATCGGCGCCAAGTTTGGCGAGACGTTGATGCGCATGGCCGCTGACGCAGCGGCTGCAAATCTTGCTCAAGCGATGTTTGGCAACTATGACAAGAATGGGCAAATCGGCGGAATCATTGGAAACATCGCTAGCGGTCTGTTTGGGAACACTTCCGGCAATCTGACCGGCGGAAGTCTGTCGGGCGCTACGTGGGGCACCAAGTACACCTTTGACAGCGGCGGGTTCACAGGTCCCGGCGGCAAATACGAGCCAGCAGGCATCGTCCACCGAGGCGAGTACGTCCTAAACCAGGACGCAACCCGGCGCATTGGCGTAGGCGTGCTGGACCGGCTGAACAAGGGCTATGCCAATGGCGGTCTGGTGGGCGGCAGTGCTAGTGGTATGGCCGGCATTACGCAATTCGAAGTCAACCTTACAAATTCCGGTGGCCAGCAGCAGGCAGTTCAATCCGCAACGCCGCGTGTTGACGGCGAGCGTTTGATTCTCGATGTGATGCTTAAAGATTTGCATCGTAATGGGCCGTATGCGCGGCAACTGAAAGGAGCGCTCGCGTAATGGCCACTTTCCCATCCTACGCCCGTATCCTGTTGCCTGGGTACGGCGAAGAGCCCGATTATGGCGTGCTTCGTTCGTCCATGGACGACGGCCTTGCCAAGCAACGACCCCGGCGCACGCTGGCCATCGTTACGCGTGACGTCAACATCATGGTTCGCAGCAAGGCTGACAAAAACTCGTTCGATGCCTGGGTGAAAACTGACATCAATGGCGGCACTGGCTGGTTCGACTATTACGATTGCTTGGATAACACGACCAAGCAGGCCCGCATCGTGGGCGGCAAGTACAAGTGGACTTCGCCGGGGCGCATTTGGCTTGCGGCTTGTCAACTGGAGACATTAGGATGACCACAGCAAAAGGCCGTCGCAACCTACTGGCCACCTCTGCCGATGAGCCCATGCTCATGCTGCTGGAAATCACGCACGTCGATCTGGTCATCCCGATTCGCGTGGTGAACGATACGCAGAACATCACGGTGCTGGGCAATGAGTACATAGCCTGCCCGTTTCAGATCACGCTGGCAGACGACGAAGATCAGCAAGTTCCGACCGCTCATGTATCGGTGGATAACATCGGGCGCGAGCTGACGCAGTGGCTAGAGTTCAGCCGAGGCGGGAAGGGCGCGAAGCTGCGTGTCATGGCCGTGCTGCCGTCTACGCCCGACATATTGGAGCTGGATGCAACGATGGACCTGTCAGGCCTGTCGATCAACAACGAAACGGTTGATGGTCAGCTTGGGTATAAAAATTCGATGATGCAGCCTGCTGTGGCGGTTCGGTATGACCCCATCAGTTCGCCGGGATTATTTTAAGGCCCGCGTGAGTGTTGCGGTGAATGGGGCGCAGATTGCCTTGGCTGAATATTTGGGATCGTCGCAAACCGCGCGGTACAACCGTGTAATAGCGAGGCTAAGGAACGGGTGGTCTATGGCTGATGCGATTTTTCAACCCTGCCGGATCGAGCGTAGCAATGCAAAGATGGCATGAGAAGTACGTCGGGCTTCCCTACATTCCAGGGTCGGGCGATTGCGCGGCTTTGGCCGAACGGGTAGCTCGTGAAGTGTTTGGGAAAACAATCGGGCTGCCTGCCGGCCACGCCAGCACCTACCGAGAGCAGGCCAAGCAAATTTTGGAGTTACGCGACTCTTACGCTCGCAAGATTGATAAGCCAGTTGACGGCTGCCCGGTGCTGTTGATCGGTCGCGGCAGGCTTTGCCATATAGGGGTGATGTGCTGGATTTCCAATGAATGGTTTGTGCTGCACGCGAACCAAAGTTTTGGCGCAGTCACTTGCGAGCGCCTGCGTGACTTAACACGCATCCACTGGAAAGTGGAAAATTTTTACGAGTGGGTATGAAATTCCACGCCATTAAGTAAAGCCTCTAAACACCTTCGGGCCTCGCATTTTGCGGGGCCTTTTTATTGGTAATCGATACATGCCACAGAAGCCAGCGATAGCGAAAGAGCAGGGACAGATTTCTGCGCAACCGTCGCTAGTCGTCCATCCGCACGCCTTAGTCGGTGATGGCCGTGTTGCTGTTGTTGAAACGTTTCTTGAGCGCGAAACTCTCGGCGCTTACGTCAAGCGCACTGGCGTAATTGTGCCCGCTGGCCCTGTAATCGTCTGGCATAACGGCGTGCGCGTGCCTGACGCCCTATGGCGCCGCCTGATTCCGCGTGCTGGCGATCAGGTGGTGATTCGTGCGCGGGTGCTTGGCGGCGGTGGTGGCGGGAAAATACTGCGCACCGTGGCGATGATCGCGCTCGTGATCGCGGCGCCTTATGTTGCTCCCGCTCTGGGCTTTGCCGCCGGCACGCTTGGCGCCTCGCTTGTCACAGCCGGCGTCATGATCGGTGGGACGTTGCTGATCAATGCGCTCCTGCCACCCCCCATGCCGACCGCCGCCCAGCTCGGCACCGGCCAGAAGTACGAATCCAGCCCTACCTACGCACTCTCAGGTGGCCGCAATCGCATGCGGCCCTGGGAGCCGATGACGCTGATATTTGGGCGGCATAAGGTGGTGCCTGATCTTGGCGCGAACTACTGGACTGAGTATGTCGGGGATGATCAGTATCTGAATCAGGTGTTTCACCTTGGCCTGCAGAATTGGCAGGTCAACTTCAGTGATTTCCGAATTGGTGACACACCGATAAATAGCTATCAGGGCGTGAATCTCCAAGCGGCTGATGCGAACGGAAATCTTTCGATGTTTCCCGGCAACGTGGATACATTGCAAGGTTTTATTTTGTCCTCGGGCGTTATCAATGCCAGAACGTCTCCGATAGATACGACCTATATCTCCGTAGAGCTTGCCTCTCAACTGTTTCGCATCGAGGATAACGGGGCAATCTCCGGCAGAACGGTCGATGTGCGTATTCGGTATCGCAATGTTGCGGGCGGGGGGTGGACAGAAATTGGCGCAATCGGCGCTGTTTACGCGACACACTACTGGTCATTGCGAAAAAGTATCTTTGGGCCCATATCCGGGGATGAGCAACTAGAGTATGGCTCAACAAATTCGGCAGAGCATACGGATGGCGAAACAAAGATTATTTCAGATGGCCGAGGCAATCTTGTTTTCGGCATATGGCGATGGGCGCCGCACCCGCATAGCTTGGGTCAGCCGTGGGCTGGGTACGCGCCAGACCCGCTTATTTCGGCGGCCACACCGGGCGTGCGCATATACGGAGCAAGGCAAGAGCCTACTCGTAGAACGGTTACTTGGGGGGTCGCCAAAGGCCAGTACGAGGTACAGATATGGAAGGTCAACGGCGACATTAAGAGCAGTCGAGAATCGAATGAAACCGCTGTCGGTCAAATCCTATGCTATCAGCCTGACATAGCCGATTATCGTGGACAGCTTCGCCTGGCGTTGCGGATCAAGGCAACGAGCCAGCTCAATGGTGCGGTCGACGAGTTCAACTGCATCGTTGAGGCGTTCTGCCATGCCTGGAATGGGTCGTCTTGGGTATGGGCGCACACCAGCAATCCTGCGTGGTGGTTTCGTTGGTTCGCCATTGGGCAGAACAGCCAAGTCAATGGTGACAGGCTTTTCGGTGGTGGCCTCACAGATGCACAGCTTGATCTGGATGCAATTAAGGCTTGGGGCCTGTGGTGCGATCAGAAGGGGCTGACCTTCAATTACGTGCTGGATCGCAAAATGTCCACCGCTCAGGTACTGCAGATGATTGCACGGGCCGGGCGCGCGTCTCCTACGTGGCAGACCGGGAAGCTGGGTGTTGTGTGGGATGCCGCCAACCTTCCTGCGGTGGCAATGTTCGGCCCGTTCAATATGAGGGCTGGGTCGTTCAAGGTTGATTATATAAACGACGATACGGCTGACGAAATTGTTTTGAACTTCACCAATCCGGCGCGCAACTGGTCGATGGATGAGGTTCGGGTACGGGTTCCTGGCGCCACGACTACCAACAATCCGCTTCAGTTGGATTTCGATGGGTGCACCAACCCGAGCATGGCGGGTAGGGAGGCTAACCTACTTGCTGCCTCCCAAATCTGGCACCGCCGCCGCGTGTCATGGGAAACCGATATCGAGGGCTGGGTAGCGGGCCGTGGTGACGTGGTGCAGATAAGCCATGATTTGACTGTGTGGGGATATTCGGGCCGCGTGCTGGCCAGAGATGGCAACGTCATTACGCTGGACAAGGCCATTCCCTCGGATGGTTCAGGCACGATGATGATACGCGGGCCTGAGAACCAGATGAAGGTGGTGTCAGTGACAAGCAGCGTAGGTGATGTGGATGCGCTCACCATCACTTCGGACATGACAGGTTTCCCGCTGCCCGGAGATGCTGGTTACGAGGATTGCGCAAACGTTGATTGGGCTTGGTTTTTCGATCCGCTCGCCACGCCGGGGCGACGCTTCAAAATCACAAGCGTGCAGCCCAGTGAAGACGGTGTCAAGTTCCAGGCTATTGACGACGATCCGGGCTATTACGCCAGCGAAAACAATCCGTACCAGTACACGCCGCCGCGTGACGGCGCTTTGCTTGCTGGCGTTGTGTTTTCCATCAGCTTTAACGAAACCATCATCAACGTCCAGGCCGATATAACCAGCGTGCTGATTGGGTGGGCGCTGTCGGTCGCAATGCCAGTGGACGTTGTTGTTTCAGTCAACGGGGTAGCTCAGCCCGTCACGCGCACACAGGAGCGCCAGATCACGACCCAGGCGCAGACTGGCGATGTCATTGATGTGACCGTCACCCCTGTATCGACGTCCGGGCGAGGTACGCCAAGGTCACAACAATACATAGTGCAAGGCCTGACCATACCGCTGCCTGCCGTGACAGGTCTGACAAACGTTTTCCGGGACGGGCTGACGACGCTAGTGTGGGATCGCGTTGTTGATATACGCAATCCTGAATATGAAATGCGCGTAGGGCCGTCATGGGTTAATTCGAAAACGGTGGCCATCGTGCCTTCTCTTGAGGCGCTGGCGATTGAAAACGGGCTTTATTGGGTGGCCGCACGGTTCGCGTATCGCGGCTCGGTTATCTATGGCCCGCCAGACAGCCTGCAGATATCGGGGGCTGTGCTTGTTCGTAATGTCTTGGCTGTCACTGATGAGCATCCAGACTGGACCGGCGAAGTGGGTGGTGGGGCGTTTATCCATGACTCGCAGCTTACGCTTGCTGGCGCAGGTGACATTCTAGAGGCGGAAGATGTATTAAGCCTGGATGATGTGCTGTGGTATGGCGGGGCGGAAATGTATGGAACGTATGAGACGAATGATTCGAACATCATAGACATAGGCTTTCCGACCCCGGTTCGTGTTGACTTTGAGATAGACGAATTCGCCTTTAACTTCCACGAAAACGTACTTGCGCTGCCTGATGTATTTGAAGTAGCTGACATCCTGAATGAATCGAATCGTCAGCACTACAAAGTACAGCCGCAGATTCGCCACGCCGGCGACGATGGCATATGGAGCGAGTGGCGTGACTACGTACCAGGCCTCATCAATGCCCGGTACTTCGATGTGCGTCTCGTGCTGGAAACTGACGACGCGATGATCGTTCCGTTCGTGACCGCCTTTACATGGACGATTGATGTGCCTGACATGGTCCAGCGGGACGAGCAGATCACGATTCCAGATGCTGGCCTTCGCATTACCTATCCGAAGCAATTTCACGCCACGCCAAATGTGCAGATTGCCACCTTCGATGCCGTGAATGGGGACAGGTATGTTCTGACGGATTCCGATGAGACCGGCTTCGACATACGCATGTACAACAGCTCGACTGCCGTGCAACGACAAATTAACTGGATCAGCCAGGGGTATTAAATGAAATCCACTCTAATCGCCGCCTTCGGGCGGTTTTTTTATGGGCGAATGCTATGACGCAAGAGGCAATTCAAATCACGGAAACGCCGCCGCTACCGGGGTTAAAGCTGGTGCAGGATCTGAATAAGGCGCTGCAGGCGTTAGGGACGGACTTTGCGGGGCCGGATGACCCGGCTGCGCTGGCTGGCCCCTTCATGACATGGGCCGACACCGGCAACATGCTGCTGAAAAGGCGCAATGAGGCGAATACCGAGTGGATAGTAGAGCGCGGCCTGTTCGATACCCCGACGAACCAAAACGTCCTATCCCTGAACGGCGGACAACTTGCCGGGCTGCGCAACAAAATAATCAACGGTGCATTCCGGGTAAACGAGCGTGCCTACGTATCAGGGACGGCAACAACAGCAGGGCAATACACGCTTGACCGTTGGAAAGTTTCCACCACGGCAGGCATTACGTATTCCGCTTCGGCGCAGGATCGCACCGTAACGATACCCTCGGGCCAAACGCTCACCCAGGTGGTGGAAAGCTACGATGTGCCGCCTGGCGAATATGTTTTGAGTTGGGAGGGCACAGCACAAGGACGTATAGGTGACTCAGGCGCTTTTGCATCGTCAGGCGTGACCAAAACACTCGCAGGTTTTGCCGATACGCCTGTCCAATTTACCAACGGAACGCTGAAAAACGTGCAGCTTGAGCAAGGTGTGATAGCTACGCCTTTTGAGACGCTGCCAGTACACCTAACTAGTGCCCTGTGCAAACGATATTTTGAACGGGTCAGTATGCAAACGATCTACGGGTGGACGTACTCGGCCAATGGGGACACGCGCACCGGCATGCTTAGCTACACCGACAAGCGCACGGCATCGCCAACGATTACACCAGCTACTATAGCGCTGAGCCTATTTGTTGTTGGTGACAATGGTTCCAACGTGAATCTGAACGGGGATGTCAGCAGCCCTGTAACGAATCAAACCGGTGTAGCGTGGACCACCCAGGGCAATTATGCAAGTATTGCAGGCGCTGTTGGTAATTCCTTTGTGTATTCGTGGATTGCCCGCCCGCAGACCAGTGTCTTTATTGATGCGGAGATTTGAACATGTATCAGCTAACACAAAACGGTGACGCAATTATACGCACAGATGACAATGCCTGGATACCTGCGGCCCCCGACAATCGAGATTATGCTGCATATCTAGCCTGGCTTGATGACGGCAACACGCCAGATCCGTATGTTCCGCCCGAGCCTGCCGAACCGTCGTCGCCAGCAATCCCCGTCGAAGTCGAGGGCTGGCAAGCCGAAGTCGCCATGCGCGCCACGCCAGTCGATCCCGAAGACGAGCAAAGTCAATCTGTGTGGGACCGGGTGCAGGATTTGATCGCGGCCATGCCGGACGGCATTGAAAAGATCACGGCTCAGACGGTGCTGGCTCGGGGAAAGATCAGGCGTGACAGTCCAATGCTGGCTCAGCTGGCCCCTCTTGTGCCGCTGTCAGAGGCCCGGGTCGACGATCTGCTGATACTGGCAGACAGTATCCAGGCATAGCCGCCTAGCGGCTTTATTTTCGACCAGCGCCCCGAGAGGGCTTTTTTTACGTCCCTACGAGTCGCCGATGCAATTAAACGATCCGCCTACCGCCGCTCAATTGGCCGTCGCCATAGAGCGTTTGGTCAACCTGTCCGAGGACGTCAAGGAAATCAGGGGCAGCCAAAAGCGTCTGGAATCGGCCATGGTCGAAGTGCCGCTCCTGAAGCAGGAAATGGAGCACCTTGCTGACAGCCTGCGCCAGCTACATACGGTGGCCGAGGTTCGCTCGGTTGCCCATCACCAGCTCGATAAGCGCGTGTTGATACTGGAGCGTTGGCATAAGTTCATGGTGGCGCAGCCGGCCATCATTCTCACTGTAGCTCTGGCCGCGTGGGGGTACTGGAACGGCTTCACCAAGTCCATGGATGCATTTCAGGACGACACAAAGCAACGAGTGCAAACGTTGGAATTTATCGTCAATTCACCCGCCTACGAAAAGGCCATGCAATCACCACCGACAGCCACTGGTAAGAAATAGGAACAGTCATGAAACTCATCAACGAATGGAAGAAATGCTGGCGTATGTTCAGCATGCGCTATTAAATAAATTCATCTGCCCGGGAATATCTTTTTTATTCATATATCTTGATGTTGTCCTTCTTTTGATTGTTTCGTCCGACAGCCTTTTCCCTGTCAGCCCTCTTGAAATTTTAGCGACAACATCTGCTGGGCGCGGAATTCCTCTGATTTTCTCTGCCTGCTGCTTAATTGCAGCCTCCGGCCGTTTTCGGCCGAGCTGCCTCTCCGCTCTAGCAGATACGACTTCGGGGCGCTGCTTTTTCCCTTTTAACGCCAGCCCGACATTCGCCGCATGATCTTTAGATTTTGGAATCCCTTTTAGCGCTTTGGATAGCTTTAGTCTGGTTTCTTCGCTAATCAGAAACGCTTGTTGCCCGCCAGTACGGAGATTGAAGCCTTTTGGAGATATGCAGTCGATAGCATCAACCCAAAAGGATTCCCGTTCGTTCAAGAGCTCTCTGGCGCAAATTTCAAGCACACGAGCGTCGAATGCGTCCCACCCATATTTTTGAATGGCCAATGATATGTGGGTGCTGTGTTTCCTGGTTCTGTGAGACTTCCATCTTGTTTTTATGTCTGAACTTTGTCCTACATAAGATCGTCCAGTAGCCCGATGAACCAGCAAATATATGCCGCAAATCTTTTCTTGATGGGCTGTTAAAATTTGATCAGCCATGCTGTCATTCCTCCAATGAATGATGATGTGGTCAGAGCCCGCTTAGGATTGCCGTCCTTTGCGGGCTCGTCTATTTTAACTCCCATTACTGATTATTTAAACAGTATTATGGGCCTCGCTCAGGCCCTGGGAGATTGACATGCAGTTGATACACAACTGGAAAAAAGCATTTCGTATGTTTTCGATACAGGCTATGGTCCTGGCAACAGCGATACAGGGCGCTTGGGCATTCATCCCGCCAGAAATGCAGGCCAGCCTGCCAGAAGTATGGGTACGCGTGATCACCATCGGTCTGCTTGTGCTGGGGGTTATCGGGCGTCTGGTTATACAGCCAAAGGTGTCGGAATGATTGAGCTATTCCAGAAACTGCTGATGTTACTTTCGGGCCTGCGCCCGGCGCCCACTAAAAACGAGCCGGTGCTGGATATCGAGCCCGACCCGGTCGCCATGAGCCAGGAAGGCCAGAAGGTCCTCAAGTATTTTGAATCTTGCAAGCTGAAGGCTTATTGGGATGCTGACGGCAAGGCGTGGACCGTTGGCTGGGGGCATACAGGGCCGGATGTACATGAGGGCCTTGTGATCACCCAGGCCCAGGCCGATCAGCTATTGCGACAACGGCTATCCAGGGAGTTCGTGCCTGGTGTTCTATCCGCTATTACGCGCAGCCTGGCTCAACACGAACTTGATGCCATGGTTGACCTGGCCTACAACATCGGCGTAGGTGCATTCCAAAGCTCGACGTTGGTACGCAAATTTAATGCTGGCGATACAGATGGCGCGGCTGATGAATTCCTACGCTGGAATAGATCGGGTGGGCGGGTGCTGCTGGGTCTACGCCGGCGCCGTAAGGCTGACCGCTGCCTGTTTCTCGGCACCACAGCAGCCGAGGCTATTGCGCTCGGGGCAGCAGTCACATGATCTTCCTGCAATCACTCTGGGCCCGCATCTGGCCCTACATCGCTCTCGTCGCCGCAGCCTTTGCGGCTTTTTTTGGCATTCGGCAGGCGGGGAAGGTGGCAGGCAAGGCAGAGGCTGAAAGTGAACAGCAGCAGGCAGTTGCTGAGAAAAGGGAGAAGGCCCGTGAGGTGGATGAAAAACTGGATCAGATGGGCGACAGTGATATCCGTGATCGCGCTAAGTCATGGGTGCGTGACGACTGACAGCTATTGCGAGCTTGCCAAGCCGATTCGTTGGCAAACGCAAACTGAGCTGGACGCAACGCCGACGCCCGTTGTCAGGCAGATTGTTGGGCACAATGAAACCTGGGCGGAGGTCTGTCGCTAAGCGTCGGTATCGGGCTCATCCTTCTGCTCCCTCGCTCGGCGTCGAAACTCCATGTCCTTTTGCTTCTTGCGTGCAATCAGGTAGGCCTGCACTGCTGGCTCCTGTTGTAGCATATTGCTGACTCGCCGCACCTCGGCCCGCACCTCCGCCGGCTGATCAGCCAAAACCATAAACCCCAAAACACCATAGGATTCGGCTGCCAGGTCACGCAAGCGCTTCACTTCGCGCAACAAGGTCATGACGTCTTCGTTGCGTCGATGACCCTCCTGGATGGTCTTGAGTTCTTGATGGGTAAGCATGATAAATACTGGTGTTATATACAGTATTTGTAGCACAAAAAAGCCCGCTAGGTGGCGGGCATTGATCAGTCTAGCTTTGCAGCAATGTCCGTGGCGGATGCTCGATAATAGATCATAAGACTGCGCGGATCGCGGTGGCCGACCATCCTGGCCAGCTCCAAAATATCCAGTTTCTTTGATAGCAGGGTAATAGCCGTGGCCCGGGCGTCGTGAAAGGTAGGGCCTTTAATGCCAGCCAGGGCGCGTCCTGATCGGTAATACGTATCCAGAAGGGCTGAATTGAGGGTAAACACGCGCTCGTCATTTAGCCCCTTCATGCATTCCAGCAGGGCAACCGCCTTCTTCGACAACGGCACGTCTCGCGCATCTTCATTCTTGCTCTCTGGTAGGTGCACCAATCGCTTGTCCAGGTGCACATGCTCCCATTGCAGGCCCACGATTTCACCAGCACGCATGGCCGTCTCGAGCGAGAACAATAAAGCAACGGCAGCTTCCTTGCGCTTGGTGCTGGGTTGGCCACCGTCATAACCTAATGCAGCAACAATGCGCTTGACTTGGTCGTCGGTGAAGGTGGTGGTCCGGGCCTTGCCGGGTTCCGGCTTGGTGACTTCCTTCCAAGGGTCTTGGTCCGTATAGTTCCATTCGCCTTTCCGAGCCTGGGCCCAGACGGCACGAAGCGTAGAGATTTCACGCAGAGCGGATGCAGGCTTTACGCTTTTTACGCGCTTGTCTCGCCAGTCGGCCAGGTCGGCAGGCGTCACGTCCTGCATAACCTTCTGCGCCAGCTCGTCACGCTGAAAGGCTTTGATGCGTATAGCCTCTTTGGTTGCGCCGCGCTTGGTCGGCGTAATCTCTCTCAGGTACTTGTCGAGCACGTCGCTCAGCGACCAGCGGATTACTTTGCCGCCTTTCCGGGCTGATAGCTCGGTTTCCCGCTTGGCCGCCCATTCTTGAGCTTCGCGCTTGGTGGGGAAGGTGGCGCTCTCTCTGACGCTATTGCGTGCGACTTCAGCGCGCCATCCCTTGCCGCTTTTCCTGAACGATGCCATTTTGCGTAATCCGTTGCGTAAAAATTGCGTACGAGATTAACAAAAATAGCTTACATGCGTGTGGGTTTGTTGGTTTGTGAGTGCCTGCAAGCACCATCTACGCGCTATGATTGTTTGCGTATGTTTGCGTAAATTGGTGCTTGCAGTAAGTATAGAGTGGTGCCCCCCCGCTGCACCGGACTATGGCTTATCCATTGGCTTGTGAGGCATGATCGCGTAATTTACGCGTTGTGCGTCCGTTAACCGGCTGGCGTTGCATCTCGATCCAGTCGGCAATTTCTGGCCTATCAAATAACACGCGGCCCGAAATGCGGAAGGGGCGGGGGAAGTCCGGGCGCTTCATGACGCGGCCACGGACATGCTCTGGGTGCATGCCGCCCAGCATGCTGGCAACCTCCTTGAGGTCGATTAAATCACGATCTGACATACATCATGCTCCCATCAAAAACCCGGCACATGGCCGGGCAGGTTCCAATCTTCAGCCGTCTTAGCAAGCACGGCGCGTATTCGTTCGGTCACTGCCTTTTCTCCAGCTCCCGCCACGCCTCTTCCTCTTCATCCGTCACCGGCATATCATCCAGTCGGCGCTGCTCAAGCGCCCGCCGCTGCTGGGCATACAGGCGCTTTTCCATGTCGCTTAACTTGGGCGGGAAGAGCTTGTACCAGAGCATCTTGGGCAGGCTGCATACGAACAGCAGCAGCACCAGGGGCCATTTCCATTTACCGTCCATCATTTCTCCTTTGTCACGCCTGGATCACCCCAAGCCTTACGGCCGTTCTCGTTGAGCCTGGCCATTTGTTTGTCGGTCAGGCCTGTGGGGTTGTAGGGCGGAATGCCCCGGGGGCGTTGATCAGGCGTTCGTGCAGCCCGGAATTGGTCGATCAGCGTGAATAGCTTGCCTGCTACTTCTGGATTGCTGACGTTAAGCTGGACGCCGCCGTTTTCAGTGATGATGATGTTGTCTTGGGCGTCTGCTGGTGGGGTGTGGGCGGCAGATGAAAGCAGCCCGGCGATGTATCCGGCTTCTGCAGCACCTTGCCATCCCCTGCGGTCGGCCTGCGCACTAACAATCTTGTGTCCGCCGGCGGACCACCATTGATCGAATGTAAGCGCCTGCCGGTCAGGCACGCTCGGTTGTGCGGCAACGGGGGCGGCACGCTCTGCCTGCAACAACGATTCGGCTTGGCCGATGATGTCCATGCAGCCAACGTGCCCGGCTCGCATGCGCCGGATGGCGTCAAGTGCTATTTCTTTCCACGGCTCCGCGCTCGCGGCAGGCTGTGCGGGCTGGCCGTAGCGGGCGAGCAGGGCGCGAACACAGCCGATAAAGTCATTGCGCTCAAAGTCACACCACCCCGGCTCTTTGGCCCATTCATCGGCCACGGCTAGGATTTCCGCGTCTGTCATGACATTTCCTTATATCGATCCGGAACGAATCCGGAGTGCAATTCTGCTTTCGCCCTTAGGTAGGCATGGTGCGCTTCCTTTGGGCACTCAAAAGCACCAAGAAAAATCTTCTTCTTGTTGGCTGCGATCTGAGCCATCCAGAGTCCGCTATTGTTGTAGCGGCTGACTCCGATATATCCGCTTTCTGATGGCTTTCTAATCGTGTTTTGGGTATTTATGAAACGGTCCGCCTCTCGAAGGTTTGACCAGCGATTGTCGCTAGGCTCCCCGTTGATGTGATCAACTTCCTCTGGCCATTTCCCGGTCATGTAAAACCAAATGAGCCTATGCTCTGCCACGTTCATTCCCTTGATTTGAATGCGGCGATAGCCTTGTCCATTTAGCGCGCCGGCACGGGTGCCAATGAGGTCTGTGCGGTTTCCCGCCTTCTTCCATGTAAGGTGGCCGGTCTCTTGGTCATAGTGGAGCTTTGCGAGAATATCGGCATGGCAGATGGATGAATAATCTAATTTGCGTTTAACCATAATTCTCACCCTCCGGTTTGCTCGGCACTTTCACCGGCTCTATTGTCGTCTGGTCTGATAGATACTGAATTGCCTCGCGCATGCTTGATCTAGCGAATGCCGTGTTCGACTTATCTTCGCAGTGTTTTTTCAGGCGCTCGATCAGGTGATCTGGCACCTTCACCGGCTCGACGGCATCATGCGCGGCGCACTTGCAAATGCTTTCAGGCTCGTGGCCTTGGCAGCAGTCTGTATCGTATGAAGGGTGCTTCACCGGCTCACCCCTGCGCTTGCGGTCGGCTTTCAGCATCCTGATATTCTCGTGAATACTTCCTACGTCTGGTTCCCCGTTTTCATCAGGCTTAAATTCCGATGCATACGCAATGCGGGCAGCTTCCAGCTCCGCGATGCGTTTGGCGTAGGGTTCGATGGCGGCATTGATCTGCTCCCGTGTCCATACGTCGCCTACATAGGGGATACTCTGCGCAGGCGGCGGTAATTCGATATTCTGGTCTTTCATGTTCGTTCCTTATTGGCCTCGCGCTTGTCGCGCTGGAGTATTTCGTCGCACCCATTGGCGGCGTGTGGGCATGTGTCCGGCATCCCTTCCGGGAAGTGCGAACAACATCTCGAACATATCCAACCGCACTCACCGCGAGCGGCGCGCATTTCCCATTCGTAAGTGGCCTTGTTGAGTGCTGCGAACGTTTCTTCGGTCGGCATACCTACGCTCACGATCACACCAGGGAAGGTGATCTTGTCGCTCATTTCCCTTCCCCCTCAACGCGGCGGGCGTGGTCGATGGCCTCACGCAGATTTTCGTGTCGACCTGCTTCCCAACATTCGTTGAAGCTGAACGTCCACACGCCATTTGGATCGCGGTAGAACCATTCCTTCTCCATGAAATCTATCCGCTCCGCATCCTCCCGATCCTGCGATTGCAGGGCGGCTCGGTAAGCGCCATGGGCAATCTCGATTTCTCGCTTGTTCAAGCTCTCGAAATCATAGGTATCAGCAAGCCAGCGGTTAACGGCTTCGAGCTCTTGTTCGATACTCATGGACACTCCCTGGCTGCATGAGCCCAAATTGACATGCCGCACAAAGTGCAGGCTTCGGTATCTTGGTCAAATTCATGGCGGCACGGCTGCGGTATGGGTTCAACGAACGCTAGGCCATATTTGGTGTCGATAATCTGGCCGGCATTGCGGCGCTCTGGAATCGCATCGCGTAAAGCCGTAAATCTTTCGTCAACCTCTTTCGCGGCTTCGCGCAACCAGTCATTAGCTTTGGTTGTCATCACTGCCTCCCTGTTCCTGTGCGAGTGCGGCGCGGGCGAGCCGAGCGGCTGGGTGGGTTATAGGCTGCCCCGCGTACTCCATCATCGCTTCCAGCGCCTCCCGCAAAGCATCCCGCTCTGCCAGCAGGGAGCGGATGGCGACAGGATGGGTGTCTGCGATATAACGGGCCAGCTTGCGAGCGACCTGCTTGTCCAGGCCTGTGATGCACAGGTCCTTGCCAGCCCAGTCTTCCGTCTCCGGTATGTGGACGGTCGCGCGTGAGGCAGTCCACTTGACGCATGGGACAGCATCCAGCGCCGCCCTCAAATCAGAGAAACGATCCATTCCCAATTCCTCCAAATAAAATATCCCGCCGTGTAAACAGCCGCGACCGCTGCAATGACTAGCCAAATGTCGCGCCAGTCTTGCCATGTCGCGGCTTCCCACTCGCCCTCGTCGTCGGTGTAGGTGTGTTTGGTCATGACGATTACAGAAAAAGCGCCAGCAAAACGGCTGACCCTAGGGCGATGGATAGGAGGGAGAGGGCGGTCATGCGGGCTCCAATTTGTCCACTTGCTGGATGCGCTTACCGATCCAGCGGACGTTATTGACGCACCAGCTATTGCCCAGGGCTTTGTAGCGGGGCCCATCCGAGCGCGTTCCAGGCGACGCTTGCGGATTCAATGCCGCTGCAAACGCTCAGATAGCGCATAATTCATCCCCACCCCTTTATTAGAGGGGCGGGCCTTTGGTGGTGGAATGGTTAGTTGGCGCTAGAACGGCGGCAGGTCGTCAGACATATCCGCTAGACTTGCTGCTGGCTGTGCTGGCTGCCGTTGTGGTTGGGGCTGCGGCGCTGCCTGCTGCCCTTGCGGCGGCGAGCTTGCGAATTCGATGGCAGAGACTACGCCGACGAGTTTCACGCCCTGAGTGCCGTCGCTCTTTTGGTATGTTTCAACGTGAACATCATCTAACGTCACGCTTACCTTTGTGCCTTTTAGTAGGTAGGGCGCGAGGGCTTCTGCGCGCTGTCGCCAGATTGATGCCTCAACCCACTGAGTAGGGCGCTTGCCGTCCTGTCCTTTCTTTCCGTAGCTGAAGGCCAGAGCCAGCCCGGCCACCGGAGTGCCGTCTTGGGTGTACCGGAGTTCTGCATCACGTCCGAGATTTGCGAGTCCAAAAAGTTGTGCCATTACGCTGCTTCCTTTAGTGCTAGGCTTAATGCCTGTTGATATTTAGTGACTGAGCGCTCGAACTCCATCAAATCCGCTTCCAGCGCTTCGATTGCGTCGTCATCACGATCAATGCGGATGATCTTCATGCGGCCCAGGTCGTGAACCCACAAAACCAGATCAATCCACTTTCGGCCAAGCAGCCACATTGCGCCGTTGCACTGGTCGATATAGCTGGAAATGTCGCCATCTACGAACGCTGTAAAAAGCGTGTCGCTGCTGACCATCGTCTTGATTTCGATAATGCCATCGTCGCCCACTAGGCCGTCTACGCTGACCCCAAAAAGCCGGTCTTGCGTGGTGATAAACCCGGCCTCCTCAACAAAGTTCTTTGTCTTTAGTTGGTAAACGTCCCTGGCCTTTTCCTCTTGCTCTGAGCCAAGCCGCATAGCGCCACTCACGAAAACAGCCATTGGCTCACCGCCCTCGCGCTCACGAGCCACATCCTTCGCATAGTCGGTGCACTTCTTTGAAAGGGCGCCGCTCTTGAGCTTGTCGCGGCAGTCTCGAAAACGACTTCCTGTTATCACGCCGCGACGAGCCTCCAGCCAAGCGTCAGACCCTTGAGGGTCGGTGTGAATTATCAGGCCGTCCATTACTTGTCCTCCTTGAGCATTTTCTTTTTGTCGGCATAGGCTTGTCGGAACACCTTGAAGGCATTCAGGTCGTTCTTGCCGTCGATATCCTTGCAGCCAGCCGTCCAGGTCGCCTCCATGGCCTCCACCGTGTCGGCTTGTGCCATCTGGCTTACCCATGATTCGCCAAGCGCGGTATCTGCTGGCGCGTTACCGTCCTTGTCGTCGTCTTGCTCAGACAGGCCGGTGATGGCTTTCAGGGTGTACCGCTCAAGGTATGACTTGGCGCTGGCGCGGGCCTGGATGGCGTTCTTGGCCCCGCCTGTATCTGGTGGGCCGCCCATCGAAACGCTTTCTTCGTGGCCGCCAACGTGGCGTATGTAGCAAGTGACCTCGATCCAGTCCTTTTCGTCCTTGGTCAGCTTCCAACTTGACGACAGGCCGTGTTTCGACAGGGCGGGCGTGACAGCATTTACCCAATCATGAAGCTCTGCGTAGCTCTTGCCCCGTAGCGGGCCGTCTGTTACGTCCTTGCCTTTGATTACGCGGATTGCCTCTGCCTTGAATGCTGCAAAGGCTTGGCCGTAGGCTTTCTTGGCTTGCGTGGCGTTGTACCGATCCTGCAAGTCCATCATGGCGCCGATTTGCTCCGGGCTCATACCTGAGTTCATGGCCGCAATTGCCATCGCCATCGGCGAATCTGCGGCGGGGCCTTGCTGCGGGACAATCGCAGTTTGGCTTTGCTCCATTTCAATAACTTCGCTCATGGCGACCTCAATAGTTGATTTGAACGTTGGGTACCTTGCCGGCGGCGATCAGCTTGACCACTTCCCGCGCCTGATCCTCGGTGATTCCGGATTGCATGATTGCCACCTTGGCGGCGCCCATGATCTTGGCCTTGTGCGCCCGGTCTTTCTCGCGGGCCCTGGTTTCCGCCTCAATGCGGGCTGCTTCGTCGGCCTGGCGCTTGACCTCTGCCAGCCGTGCGTTTTCCGCTGCCTGCTTGGCCCGCTCCGCAGATGCCAGACGCTCGGTTTCGGCTTGCTCTTCGGCGCGGCGCTGACGCTCGGCGGCGTCTTTGGCGCCCTGCTCGGCTTTGGCTTGGGCTGCCTTTGCATCGGCCTCACGCTTGGCTGCTGCGTCACGCTCGGCCTGCGCTTTAGCCTCGGCTGCCTTGGTGGCGGCTTCGGCAGCCTCGCGGGCGATGCGGTCTTGCTCGTCCTTTTTGGCTCGGGCTTCGGCCTCAACTTTCAGGCGGGCAAGCTCGGCCTGGTCGGCTTCGTATTTCTGCTGGCGTTCTAGCGCCGCTTTATAAGCGGTCAGGCTGGCCGCCATTACACGATGGGCCTCGGTCTCGAACTCTTCCCAGGATGCGTCGATTACGTTGCTCTGCAGGCAGGTAATGAGCATTTCAATGTTTTCTGCCGTCATGCCATCTGTAGGCGCAGCTTTTAGGCATTCGAGATTGGCCCTGTGCTCTGCGACTCGTGCTCCCTCTGCCGCCTCCCATTCGTCTAGCGGCTTGCGCACTTCGCCAGCCAGGGCATCAAGCTGGTCACGCATGCGCTTACGCTCAGCGTCGATCTTCTTGGGGATTTCCTTCAGATCGTCAACCAGCTGCTTGCCTAAGTTGTCCAGTGCCGTTTTCGACTTGCGCACCTTGAAGGCCAGGCTTGCAATAGCTTTGCGGCCCTTGTCGGTGGTCAGGTCTTGCTTATGGCCGGTGACCTCAGCACGGATGCGCTCGATGTATGGGTCAAGGCCTGCTTGCTGCTGATAGACTTCAAGAGCAGTTTCAGCAGGCGGCAGCAGGACCAGTTCGGTATCTTCTTTTTCAATGACTTCAGACATTATTTTTTCCTTAAAAACCTGTCGCGCCCAGCGTCTGGACAAGTGCGTATGCGCCTACGATGAATACAGCCATTAGAGGTGGGGCATACCACGGGATGTTCTCGGTTGGGTCGCCTGAGTGTTGGGTAAGCTTTCGCCAGAGTGCTTTCATGATCCCTCCAGCTCTTCGCCAATCTTGAACCGCACATACTCCTGCACCCGGCTCATGTAGGCGCTGTTTGTCGTCATGACTGCGTACAAGACAGCGGCCTTCATCTGCGAGTCCAGGCAGGCAAACAGATCAGCTTCATCGAGCTTTTCGGCCCACATTTCGATATCGTTGCCGCGCTCGTCGGCTCGTATTGCCAGGCGCAGGACACTGTCAACGTCATCAACAGTGACTTTTGGCAGCGGCATAAAGCCGGCCCCGCCCGTGAGTGGGGCGTCTTCAAGTTCAAGCATGATTTGCTCCTAGAATTAGGAATTGAGAGAGGGAATCAGTGGGCAGCCATCCACGTTTAGGTTTGCCCTGCGCCGTGGCCTTTGGCGAAGGGTTGGCCCATGCGTCGGCTTTTCGTGAAACCCTCGCATATCAACCGTCATCCCGAATGAAGCATCGGTTATCCAGCTCAACCACGCTTAAATAGATGACTTTTGGCAGGGTGCTAATGCCTGTTTGACGGTTGATATGTGAGGGTGCCCTCCCATCATGCGAAGCCTGCCAAGGCAAAAGACATGAGGGTGGGCGGATGCCGGTTACTCCATCCGGCGTCATTCGTCGTAATCGGCGACAGGACCGCGATAACGGCGCGGCTGACAGATCCCCTGATGCTGCTCGAAGCTCCGTATTCAGGGGCGGCCCGGAGTGGCGGGCAGAGCACCAGCGATACGCTGGCCTGATGGCGGCTTTTCCGTTAACCACTTACCCGCATCACTGCGGACCCAGGTACGACCGGAATACCGTCCGGGGAGGTGTGCTGCCATCAAGAGTAGAGACTGCTGTGGATTCGAACCACGTATACAGGTGCGTTGCCTGTTGGGGTACGCGCACCCCGCGATTACTTACCTAGGCTGTTCCTCGTCGGGCTATCCCCTACCATTCCGTTCTGGCAAACAATCTCTACTCTTGATGGCCCTGCCACGCAACCGACGCGGGCAGGGGTGGCCTAGGGGTTTGGCTGGCCGGGCCGGGGAGGGTTATTGAATCCGCTCAGTTCTGCCGTCATGACGTAGGACTTCGCCGTGTTCGCCTATGCTTACATTGGCGTCGCTGTACTGGCGAAGCGCCTGCTTGACGGCGGTTTCGGCGTTGCCTTGGTAGGCCTCGAACTCACGCTTCAAGGCGTTGTATTTCGCCTTCCATTCCTGCTCAATGGCGTCGTAGCGGTCGGAGTCTGGCGGCGAGTAGAAGGCCATTCCGTAGTGCTCGTGGCCGCTACTCGCGCCGTCAGCAAGAGCCTCAAGCTGTTCAGGGGTCAGGCTGAGGTCGCATTCTTCGGCGGCGATGCTGATACATTCTTCCCAGTAGCCGATGTCGCTCATGTCTGCTTCTCCATTGCGGCGTTGATCGTGATCATTGCTGCCTTGCGCATATTGTCTCGGCCCTCGACGGTCATGAATTCCCAGGGGTAGTCCATGTGTCTCGATAGGGCCTTGGCTGCTGCGTTAATTCTGTTCGGATCGTTCGCTATGGATTGCAGGACGGCTTGCTCGATGGCTCGGACGTACTTCGCCTCAGTTGGATAGTCGTAGTAGTGGAACTCTGTGATCCGCTCGTCCGTCAGCACTGTGTCAGTGGTCATGCTTGGCCCCTTTTTTCATGCCCGCATCGGCATGACAACGCCGATGCCTCCATTGAATCGGAACGGGATACCGGCACTTGTTCCGCCCAGGGATATCTCGCAATCAGGCAGGCCATGCAGAACCGCGAGGTACTTGGAGGATATGTGGGCTTGATCGCCTACCGGGATCGGGACTAGCTTATTGCCGGTTGAGTCGCACCAGGGGCACGGCTCTTTGTGATCGCCACCAACGCGCTTAACACGTCCTTCGCCGTCACACTCCTTGCACTCGTACTCATGGCCTCCATGATCGAAGTAACCTTCGCCGTCGCATTCGTCGCAATCCGTCCATAGAGTGTGCCCGGTACCGTTACAGTGATCGCACGGCGTAGGTACCGGGAGCGCGACCAATGACGCTGCGAGCCATTTATCCACCGTTTCGTGCGGGCTGAACAGCCTTTCAGCGCTGGTATTTTTTATGTGGTCGGAGAAGTTTTCGTACTCCCCGCCGTTGTCTGCCACCAGTACGGCAATGTGCCCGTTAGTGGCTACTAGCCCGCGCTCAGTGCGAAGCGGCTTGTGCAGGTAGTGCCGTATGTCGTCTGAAGCGCAGAATTGTTCAATGTTCATTGCGTTCTCCTTTATTAACGAAGCGCCCTATAACTAAGACGCTTTGGTAATGCCCGTTACCGGGCGGGTATTCCATCTCGTTCTCCTTGTCATCCGGCTGCGCTCTCGATGGAAAGCGCATGCGGATGGGCCGGTTTCCCGGCCAAATGTGTTGCTTCTCCCACGCCATCCAAGCTACTCCCGGCTTTCACGGCTCTCGGTATGGCGTGGTGTGCCGGTGATCTCTCGCCAGCTCTGCATCCCCGTGCTACCGGGGCATCCTCTCGCGTCGCAGGCTACGTTTCAGCAGTTCGCCTGGTCATCCGGTCACCAAATTTCAGCTTTGGCTGCATTCCTCTTTACGCAGTGGGCTTGCGGTTACTGCAATCCGGCTATGCCGGGGTACTGCTGCTTCACCTTGGCCGTGGCTTTGCCTAAAGGTGTTGGTGAGGCGATGTGTGTATTGAACCATAGTTCAATTAAGGATGTCAACTATAGTTCAACATTAAATTGTAACGATGCAAATTCAGGGGTATGTGTTGCCTAGAACTGACAGGCAAAAGAAAAGCCCCATAAGGGGCTATTGGTGGTGGCTAAGTTGCCTTGTTATATTTGGGCTGACTCGTATACAGCGTATGCCAGGAGCAGGGCCAAGATGATTCCCGTGATTTGTCTGGGCGTCAGGCCGGTATTGCCAACAGTTTCGGGGGCGGCCTGAGCGACAGGAGTAAGCCTGCATCCGCAGTGCTTGCATACCCGAGCCTCTTTGCGAACAAACTCTGCGCAGTCAGGGCAGACGACATGCGTAGCCGGGCTGGGCCGCTCAGCCGATCTGGCCTCAGCCTCTTTCAGATTGGAAGACGCGGCCAGAAAAACAGCCGCCAGAATAGGGCTGATTATTGCGGCCAGCAGGAACCACGCGAAGCCATTTCTTCCTCGGTTATTTGCCCATATGCCGACCGCAATGGCAAACAGAAACCAAAATAAAATTATATCCATATCCTTACTTGGCCGTCCCGGCAACCATTTCATCTGGCGCCGCATCCTTCATGTTGAAGCTATTGCACAGAGCTTCGTTGGGGCCCCATGTTATGGCGGCCTTGACCCTGGAATTGGCTTCTTCGCACGTCATCCACTTGTCGTTTTTGCCCAAGAGATAATCCATCCTGGCCCAGAACACATCATAGATAGCAGTGCCTGGCACATTCCCGGCCATGGAGGGCATGCCTCCAGCAGTCATATCGCCGCCCGTAGTCGGTATCGGCAAGATGCTGCCCATCTGCGTGTTCAGACTTGCGATGGCCTTAACGCCGCCATTTACGGGCCTCGCTCTAATTTGCCACGTATCTGAACCAGCAGAGGCTGCCAACACCAGATACACCAACCACGGCCGGTTTGCTGTCATCGAATCTTCGGCATGAAAGAACCTGAAGTCCTCACCATCGGCCAGACGGAACAACTCTTCCGCCGCAGCGTAAACGTCGTCTGGCGTCTTGTTTTCATAAATTCGCTGCGTGACTTGCAGATATTCATCTCGCGTCATCTGCGGCTGTTTGGCGGCACATCCAGCCAGAAGGGCTGCCAGCAGAAAAAAATAAACGGTACGCAAGTTAGTCCTCCCTTACAAAGCTACATGTAATTCGTTTTTGGTTACTGCTTTCGCCAAAGAATTTAGACGGATAGCAGACCTTCCCACAGGCGCATCGGCAGGCAACCTTATGCGGCTCCGGAACTTTTATTCTGCTCCCATTCCTTCATCACGCTTAACATTGCTTGCTCAGCCCTTCCTTTGACTCGCTCGGGAAGGCGCTCAAACTCATCTGCGCCAAACGCTTGAATGGGCCATTTTTGCGCCTCCGGACGCTCCATTGGGCCTTCTCCCAGCGCAAGCCAATCACTACTGACTTCCAGAAGCTTGGCGGCCCGGGCGTGATTTGGCGCTGCAAACGCCTTTGACCCACCCGCCAAAACCTTCTTTACGGCCTGGTACGTCACGCCAATTTCTCTAGCCAGCGTGGCGACATCGATGTTTTTTGCGACCATCGATTTTTCGAGTCTGTCTTTATATTCAACCATAGTGGCAAACATACCGCAAGGATCAAAAACTATAGTTGCGCACGGAA